CGGCCGTCTTGAACGCGTGCAGCGTCCAGGCGTAATTGCGGCTCATGCTGCCCAGGATGATCCAGCTCGAGATCGACTCGTCGTTCCAGCCCACCTCGAAGTTCGAGGCAACCGCCGCACCGGTGGCGACGCGCGTCACGGTGGCGAATAGCTTCAAGGTCGCCACCGTCGTGTTATTGACGCCAGTGACGGTGTCGGAGATCACGGTGCCGACGCGATCAGTACCGTAGATCGTGAACACGCTCGCCGCGATGTTCGAGCCAGAGAACACCCGCACCCGCCGCGGTGGCGAGAGGGTAGCCACGCCAGCCGTGACGCCGACGCCATTGAGCACCGCGTCCACCGCACCCGCTGTCGTTTGCGCCTGTGCGATGCCGTCGCGATCGGTCGCAATGACCGAGCACGTTCTTTCGAGAGTCCGCATCGAAATCTCCTACCGAAACGCGCGGGTACAGCCCGCGCGCCTGGTGGTGTCGTTACGCCTGGGTGACGCCGAAGGAGCCGACCTTCGTACTCGTGTCTGCCACCTTGATGAGCACCGCCACGGTGTTCGTCCCGTTCAGCGCCACAGCCGGATCGAAGGTGCCACGCACGTCGCCAGTCGTTGCGGTTGCCGGACTCGTCGTCACAGCAGGCACGAAGGTGCCCGCATCGATCGCGTTGTTTGCTCGAGCAGAGAGCAGGCCATTCGCATCCACGCGGAAGGGCAGGCCCAGAACGTCGCCCGTGCCGAAGGTTGCGCCGGTGACCGTCGCGCTCGGCGTGACCTGGGTCACCGTCTTGAACGCCTTGGCGCCGGCGTGCGAGGTGCCCGAGGCAGATGTCTCGGTCATCGCCTGGCCGTACTGATCGGTGCCGGTGAAGGTCACCGTCGCCGTGTTCGTCCAGGCGCCCACCACATTGCGCGGCGTCGTGAAGGTCGCTACGCCACTGGCGGCGAGCGCACCACCGATCACCGCATTGGCCGGCGCGGTGATGGTCGCGGAAACAGAGATGCCATCGGCGTCGGCCACTTCGGGCGCGCCGAAGTTGTGCCAGTACACCGGTGTGAGCTGGATACCAGGCTTGCTGCTCTGGTACGGGGGATACACCGCCTGGCCCTGGAAGAGGGTCTCGGCGCGAGAGATCGTGTGTCGAGTCGTCATGTAGATGCAGCTCCTATAGCCGCGGGATTTCCCCGCACATCAGATGCGAAAAAGACCCCCGGAGCTCGCAGCTCCGGGGATCCCGTTGGGAGGTGAAGTGCTTGCCTTTAGGGCGCGCCCTCCGAGGCCGCGGTCCCGCGCCAGTCGGACCAGCCGAAGCTGTACCGCTCGCGCTTTTTGTACCGCATGTTGCCGGTCTCGAAGTCACCCTCCACCCCTCCGCTCACAGCCTTGCGGACGAAGTGCTTCAGGCCATCGGGCTGGTCCGTCTTCAGGAACCAGGCGTCCGGATCCGTGAGCCGATGGTTGATGCAGAAGCCCTGGCGGATCGTGCCGAGCTTGAACAGCGCATTGATGTTGTTGTCTCCCGTATCGGGCTGATACGGGCTCATCAGGATGCGCGCGGCCACGAACTGCAGCTCCGTGGGCAGGATCAGCTTCTCGATCTGCGCCTGCATCGGGATGCCGCGGTCGTCGGTCCAGTCCGCGATGAGCAGCGCCATCTCCTCGAGCGAAGCTTCCGCGAGATCCGCGGGAGTGCTGAGGCGATTCGCCAGCGTGCCGCCGCCGAACAGCGGATGCGCTGTCGAGTAGAGCGAGACGCCGTCGCCACCCAGGAACGAGCTGCTGAAGCCGTTGTTCAGGATGTTCGCGCCCTTCACTTCCTTCGTCTGCAGGAGCGAGCGCGCGAGCGAGCGAGCCATCTTCTGACCCACCGAACCATACAGGCCATCTTCCTCGGCCTCCTCGGTCACCGCGAAACCCAGCGCCACCGTCTCGTGGTTATAGCGTGCGACGTAGCTCTCACCGCCATCGTCGTACTGGATCGCGGAGCCTTCCGGTTTCACCGGCGCGGCACCCAGACCCACCATCAGCACGTCCTCCTCGTACGCTTTCGCGGACGTCTCGACGTCGAAAATGTCGCGCCACTCTTCCGGGTAGCGGTCGTATTCCAATCCGAAGACAGTGTTCAGGCCCTCCTGAAGCTGCCGCCGGAAATCAGTGCGATTCATCATCGTAGCGATTCCTTGTGGTGTTGCTTCGGGATGCGGCTAGATCGCCGTCATCGCGCCGCCGTGGTAGTGGAGCGCGATGGCGAAGAGCACCTTCGCGTTCGCGCCGATCTCGTTGTCCGGGCGATCCACCAGGTCGAGGATCTTGAGGTTCGCGCCGGATCCGGCGTTGCCCTTCACCTCGTCACGGGATTGTCCGGTCGCAGCATCCGAGGTGCCGCGCGTCACGTCCGCCAGCGCACCGATATCGGTGGCCGCAAGCGTGCCGTCGTACTGTCCCTCGAAGATGAGCTTCGGGTCGTCGTACACCGAGCAGTCCGACACAGTGCCCGCCTTGAGCGCCGTGGCCGAAGCCCAGCGCGGGCGGTACTGGAAGTCGCCGTTTGCATCGACGTAGTACACGCCGTCGAACACACCGAGCAGGCGCACCGTGTCGCCACCCGGGCGATCGATGTTCTTGCTGGTGGCCGTTGGGATAACCGCATCCCCTCGGGCGATGTTGGAAGCCAGAGCGTCGGCGATGTGATACCGGTTGAACCGGTTCGGCATACCGCCAGTGAGGTGGCCTACAACACGGAACCCGATGGGTGCATCACGATTTGCCATGATGATCTCCGTCAGTTGTGAGTTGCGTGGTAGTGGCTACTCATCGGCCGACATGCGCTCCTCGAGCGAACCACGGCGCGCGGTCGTGCTGACGTGCGTCTTTCGAGACGGGCGCAGCATCGGCATCGCGGGATGCTCGATCTTGAACATGTTTCGGTCGATGCCCTCGGTCATCCTGTCGGCCTTCTTCTTGTAGGCACGGTTGCGCTGGTCTGCCATGGTTTCAGGCAGCTCCATCAGGATCAGACCTCGCTTGACGTAGCAGCTCGCAAATTTGTCGTTCGGATCGGCCGTCAGTTCATGCCCACGGCGCACCGTCTCGCGCTTGCGTGGACGCCAACCCTCTTCGATGTACCGCTCCAGGTTGTCGGTGTCCTGGGTCAGTCCCCCAGCCTCGCTACGCACCCGATAGCGAACCCATTTCTGCACCATGCCCGCTCGAGGAGAGGGGGCGGAGAGCTGGGTTGCCCGTTGCCACGTACGTGGATGGTCTGCTTCACGGTCGATCTCAGAACGGAGATCGGCCTGTCGCGCGCTGCTGTTCGAGTTGTGCACGCCCTCGTTATCGACGCCGTGCATCGTCTTGTGTGCAGGGGTGCGCTTGCGCTTCTTCAGCGTTGTCGCCTGCGCCTTGCGCTCCTGCACGTTCTTCGCCGCACGCTCGAGGATCTCGAGCGCGCTCGATTCTTCTGCCCGATCGATGGCCGCTCGGCCGGCTCGTGTCGGCGCCGCCCCTGCGACTGGCCCGGAGAGATCTCGCGGGGCATTGCTGAACGGGCCTTTCGGCGCCTTCGCCTTCGCTTTGGTCATGATCGTGCACTCCTGCGATCCTCGGTCAGGATCGAGCGCATCCGCTCCTTGGCGAAGCGCTTCTTGTGTTCGTTGTTCTTCGGATCCAGGCCGTACAGGCGCATCTGGCCGAAGTCCTCCTTGCTCAGGGTGACCTTGCCCTCGCGGGCGAGATCCGCTTCCGACTGCACACGCCGGCCGTTCTGCTGCCTGGTGCCGCGTCCACTCACGGGCGCACGGTTGCGGGTGTTCTGCGGAGCGCGCTGACCGTCTCGGTCGCGGGCGCCGCGATCGTTTCTACGGTCGTTCACGTCGGGCTCCTGTTGCTGGTCGTCTTCAAACGCCCTGCCATCGGTGTGATACAGCGGCAGATCCGGGTAGAGCTCAGCGAGTCGCGCGTTCAACAACTCGAAGTGCTCGTCGGAGTACTTCACGAAGTCGTGGTCGCCGTTGTTGATCTCGCCCAGGATGTCGGCGTCGATGCCGATCGCGTCCTCTTTCGCATCCTTGTAGCGGGCGCGGTTCCACCAGCCGCGATTGGCATGCTTCCAGTCGACGGTGCCAGGGGATTCGCCTGTGTCAGCCGCGGCCTCGGCGCCGGCGCCGGACTGCTTGCGCGCCTCCTCCTCGGCGATCTGCTGGCGGCGTGCCGCCTCGAGATCCCGCTTCATCAGCTTCAGATCGGCCTTCGCGTCGCCGAGGTCAGCCTGCTTCTCGAAGGCGAGCTTGTGGTCGTCCTCCGCCAGCGCCTTCTTCACCTCGGCCTCGAGAGCGGCGATCTTCGCCTCCAGCGCTTTCACGCTGGTGTTCTCCTGCACCTCGGTGGTGACGCGCTCGAGCTTCGCCAGGCGCTCCTCGACGGACCTCGCGCGGCGCTCAGCGTTGGCGACCTTCGCCTCGGCCTGCTCTCGCAGCACGCGCTCGCGATTCACCCGGGCGCGCACGCTGCGCGACTCCTGGCTCAGCCGGCGGCCGTTCTGCACCGGATCGTCGTCATCGTCGTCGGCCGAGCGCCGGCGGGTCTGGCGCTGATCGGCCTCATCGTCGTCATCTTCCTCACCATCACCGGCGCTCTCGCGGCCGTCGTCATCGTCCCTGCGCTCGATCACCTCGATGTCTGCACTGACGTCCTTGAACTGGATCGTCTGCGCGCGATCCTCGGGATCCTCGCGCTGGTCGATGCGGTCTGGTGGTACGAAGCGATCGCCCTCGCCCTCGACTCCCTGATCTTTCGGGAAGGTCTTCGGCGCTGACTTCGCTCCTCGCTTTGCTCTTGCCATGTGATACCCCCGGCGCTAGCGCCGTGTCAGAGATAACCGCGAAATTGTTCGGGGTCGTCTACGACCATCAAGATGTCTGTCTCGTTGATGATCCGGATCTGTCGCTCGCCGCGGCCCTTCAGCTTGTGAAGCGCGCCGGCGTACGACTCGTGCAGGACGTACTGGCCCACGACCGGAATGTTCGGGTCGTCGGCGAGGTTCAGTCCCGCGTTGGTCTTCGATTTGAAGGCGAGCGCGCCGATCTGCAGGACCTGGCCGATGCTCGAGAAGAGCTCCTCCGCCTTCTTGGTCATCTCGGCGGTCTCGATCTTCCCTTCGTACTTCACGACCCACGGCTGCAGCACGATCCGCCAGAACATCGCGCGGCCTGGTACATCCTCAGGCCGAAGGACGGCGCGCTCTTCGACGGGCCGGGTTGCCTGATCTACCTTGTGAAGTGCTCCCCTGATCGGGCTCACGATGTGGGGATGAGCGGCGGCTTTCGCGGCTCTCTCCCGAGATTGCGTCGTCATCGTTCTCCTCGTCTTCCATCGCCGTGACGATCTGCTTGCGGAGATCGTCCAGGTCGTTCAGTGCAGATGTGCATTCCCGAATAGCCCCTACCGTTCGCTGGTACTGCTGATCGTCCAGGCCGTTACCGGCCTTCGCTCGCAACTCGTCGCGGCGCTTGCTGATGCGGCGCTGTAGGAATGCGATGGCTTGAACGTGCAGGGGCTCATCGGTCACTCGGTCGCCGGCGACTTCTCCGGCGTGCGGGGCGCCGGCGTCGCACGGCAGGACTTCTCGCCGAGCGAGAACCAGCCGGTCCCCTTCTCGTCGTCCGCGCTGATCCGCGGCTGACTGGTGGCGTCGTACACGTCACCGCAGTCCGGCAGCACCTTCAGGTTCACGCACGAGCCGAAGTCATGCGTGACGATGGCCGGGTGATCGCTCGAGCCGTTGAACTGCTTCGCCTTGTCCTGCGTGCGATAGATCACCGTCTCGCCCACGCGGACGATCGGCGAGCTCTTCGCGCGCGGCCGCGGCTGCTCGGGTGCCTTGTCGACGGGGATCTCGGTGTCCGTCTTTTCGGTCGTCGCCGGCGGATCCGCTGGCGGCTTGTTGCCTCCCATGCGCATCAGCCTCTCCCCATCACGCCCTTGGCGTTCATCTGGCCCGAGCCCGGGCTGCCCATCACGCCCTTGGCGTAGGGCTTCGTCTGCCCCGTGCCCATGGTCCCTTTGTGGCTCGTGCCACCTTTGCCGCTTTGGCCCGGCATGTTGCGGATGTTCGTTCCGCCGCCGCCGGTCGCCCCTGGCGACCCCAGGTCTTTGTCGTACTTCACTGCTGACCTCCACTTGAGATGCGTCGGAGATTCTCGAGGCGCAGCGCCTGCTGGCCCTGGCCGCGCGAATACAAAATCGAGATGAAGTGCATGAGCTCGCGAAAGGACACGCCGAGCTCCTTGGCGCTACCGGCGAACCGCGCCGGCGCGATGCCGAACCCACGCTTGTGATGCGAGAACAGGAAGGAGCGCGCCTTCTGGATCTCGGCGGTGCTTACGCTCATAGCATCCGCACCTCGTCGCCCTCGGGTGAGGCGAGCTCGGACAGGTCGATCCCAGGGATCGCCAGGCGCATCCGCAGATGCGTGCACATACGGCCCTTCGCATCGACGAACTCCGTGAGCTGCGGCCGCGTGCGCCAGAACAGGATCCAGCTCCGATCCTCGATCGACTCCTTCGCGACCAGGGCGTGCAGGCGTCCCCACGCCCAGCCGCACAGCACGGACTCGACCAGATCAGCGCCGCCGATCATGCCGACGCGGATCGTGGTGTAGACCACGCGCAGCACCTGGTCGTCAGGGTTGCTCTCGAGCGGCGGGCGATCGATGCACGGCAGCTCGAAGAAGGCGCGCGGCGGCCCGTCGAGGCACGTGAAGGCGGAGCAGATCCGCTGATTGAGCTCGTGCGCGTTCAATGCTTCGCCCCTTTCCCGTTCGCTGCTTTCTTCTTCGCGGCCGCGGTCTGCTTCGCCGTGTCGATCTGCAGCTCGCTCGTCGCCGTCGCGTGCGCGTGGTCGAGCAGCGCGGAGCGGCTCTTGTGACCGAGCTCGAGGCTCGTCTGCGCACGCTTGGCCTGCAGGGCGACCTTCGCTTCGGTGTTCTTGCGCAGGATGTCCGCGGCCGCGGCGGTATCCAGGCGGCGCTGTTCGGCCTCGAAGGCCACGCGCTCCTGGCGCATCTTCTCGGCGTGCGCAGCGTCCTCGCGCCTCTTCTGCGCAGCGAACTCCGCGGTCTCCCGCTCGATCGAGGCGACGGACTCCGCGTTCTTCGCCTCGGTCACGCGCTGCTGCTCGGCCGCTTTGTCGGGGCCGGCGTCCTGCGTCTGCGAGTCAGCCATCGAGCCAGGCTCAGGCGGCGGAATCGGCGGCAGGTTCTGGGCGGCGGCGATCGACAGCGCCATCTCCATCTCTGGATCCATGTCCTCGCCGCTCGCGTAGATGTCCTGCGGCGGCATCGGCATGCCCATGCTCTGCTGCATGCTGGCGCTGACCTTCTCCATCATGTCGAGCGCCTGGTGCTCGCGATCGTGCGAGGCCCAGATCTGGTACAGCTTCTCGAACTGGTCGGGTGGCAAGGTGTTCTTTGCCATCTCAACCATCATCTTGTGGACCTGGCGGTGCAGATCGTGCCGCTGCCCAGGGAACGCGCGGACCGGGCGCTCCGTCATCATCAGCATGTTCTCGCCCAGCGGATCCAGGTACGAGGCGCGCGGGATGCTCGGCTCGTATTTCTCCGGATCCGGCACCTTCAGCGCCTTGATGAACGCCTTGTGTGCCTCGGCCCGCTTCTCCGGCGGATACAGCGAGGGGTCGCTCTTCATGAGCTCGAGCAACGCCTGGCTGATCGCGAGGCGCTGCACGTCGCTGATGATGTTCGGATCGGCGACCGGGATGAAGTCGACGCGGTCGTCGAAGTCATCCTTGAACGCTTCGCCCTCCTGGCCCTTCATCTTGTACGGATAGTGATCCGGGCCGAACTCGTAGAAGAGCTCCGCCAGCATCCGGAACTCCTGCGCGGCGGAGTTGAAGATGCGCTTGTGGATCGCCGTGAACAGTTTCATCGATTGCTCGATGAGCGCGAGCGTGGTGCCTACCGGTGCCTTGTTGTCGGCCGTGCCGACCAGGACTTCGGTGATCGACGCGAAGCGGCGCGCATCCTGCACCAGGCCCTGGAAGAGCTGGAACAGCGCCGGCGCGGGTTCTTTCGCCGGCGGCGTGTAGAAGGTTTTGTTGAGCTCGTCGAAGGTGGCGTCGATGTCCTTCCACTTGCCCGGCTCGATAGCGATCGAGCCCGCACGCTTCACGCCATCCTTGGCGCGAAAGCCGCCCTGGAGAGTCGCCATCAGCGCTGAGTCGAGGAGTGCCCTGACCGAACCACTCACCGCCTGGGCGAGACTCCCCAGGACGTGCAGGAAGCCCCAGCCATAGAAGCCCAGGCCAGGGAAAAACTTGTAGTGCGCGAACCAGATCCGCTTCTTGCGGCTGATGTCCTGCTCGCGCCAGTTGCGGCGGATCGAGAGGATGTCGCCGCTCGTGCGGTCGACGACCACGATGTACGGGAGCTGCTCCTCCTCCTCCTCGGCGTACGCGTCCGTGCCGTCCGGGAGCGCCAGCTCGATGTGGTACTCGAGGATGTCGTACAGCCGATCGTCCTGGTGGAGCGAGCGCGTGCGCCGGTCTGACTTGTCCTCCATCGATCGACCGGTGGACTCGTCCGGCGCTTCCATCGGCGGCGGCGGCAGATCCATCAGCAGGAACTCACCCGTCCACATGCCGCGACGGATCTCGCTGCCGTTCATCTGGTACTGGTGGCAGTACCGATCGCAATTCTCGAGATCGCGCGCGTAGTAGGGCGCGACGAAGTCCTCGGCCTTCACGTACCTGGCGCGTGGCTTGCCATCGCGCGGATCGATCCACGCCTTCCTGAACACGCTGCCGGCGATCGGCAGGTAGAACAGCATTTGGTCGCTGTCCGCGTAGTACCCGCTGTCCTCGACAGTCAGGTAGTAGTTCATGTAATCGGTCGCGCGCTCGACCTGGGCCTCGATCTCATCGTCAGAGGTGCCGGCAGCCTTTCCCTTCACGGGGCCGGTGGCTGGGTAGAACTCCTCGATCGCGTTGGAGTTGAACTGGACAACCGCTTCCGCGATCACGGGATGCTGGACCGACGCGGCGCCCGGGAAGGGGAGCTGCGACATGTCCACCTTCTCGATGCCGAGCAGCTCGAGCGCGCTCGAGGTGAGGCGCGCCCAGTCCTTCCGCGAGTCGATGTCGACTCGGTAGAACTCCATCAGCTTTTGGGCAAGGGTGCGTCGCTGCGCTGGCGCGAGGTTCTTCGCGAGGTTGCTCGCGAAGCTCTGCTCCTCCATGTCGACGTTGGCGAGCTCGCTCTCCTCGTCGACGCCCAGATCCACGGTCTCGGCGAACTCCTGTTCGTCGGGATCCGGGTCGAAGGTGACGTCCCCGCTCATGGGCATGAACGGGTTGGAAGGCGAGATCTCGATCAGCTCAGGCCGCACACGAATCCTGTGCATCCCAGGTGGGATGCAGTTGGCTTACGTGTGGCAGCCGATCGAGTCAGGGGCCACGGAGGTGTCCGACCAAGTCGACGGCGCTCGCGCTCCGCGTCCGAAACACGTTTACGCCGCCGGCGGGCAGGGCTGGTCGTCTCACACCCTCGTACCCCGCGCGCCGGATTCTATGCGGCGCGTTGCGCTTTAGCTACGGGGAGGGTTCACGGATCTGAGCGGCGCCGGCGAGGGAGCACCCAATACGCCGGCGAGAGTTGCCCCTCGAAAGGGGTGCGCGCGCTTCGTTGTGTGGAGATCCGCCCCCTCTTGGGGGGAGGACGTGAGGGCTGGCGGCGTGCGGGCGGCGGTATCGGGGCGGCATGTGTCCAG